TACGTACATCGTCTCTTTCGACGCATCTCAGATGAGGACGTGGACTTCATGGGGCTGAGTCGGTATTGGTGCCGACCCGATTGGATGATCTGCACCATTCTGCGTATTCCGCCCCCGCAGGTTCGTCCCTCGGTCGTCCAGGACAACAACCAGCGCTCAGAGGATGACTTGACGCACAAACTGTTTGACATCATCAAAAACGATAAAACCCTACAGCAAAAGATTGAGGGAAACTCCAGTAAGAATGTGATTGATGAAATGACGAACGTGGTGCAGTACCATGTGGCGACGCTGGTGGACAACGAAATTCCTGGCGTGGCTCCGTCGGCACAACGCAGTGGCCGTCCGCTCAAATCGATTCAACAGCGGTTGGGTGGTAAAGAAGGGCGCATCCGCTATAACATTCAGGGCAAGCGTGTGGAAATGTCTGCTCGTTCGGTCATTACGCCTGACCCCAATCTGAGCGTGGCCGAGATTGGTGTTCCGAAAGAGATCGCCATGAACCTGACGAGTCCTGAAAATGTTACGAGCTACAATCTGGATAAGTTGTACAAGCTCGTGCAGAATGGAGCAGATGTTTGGCCAGGGGCCAAGACGATTGTGCGCAAGGACGGCCGCATGATTTCGCTAAAACATGTGAATACGAGTGAGATTGTTCTTTACGAAGGAGATGTGGTGAACCGCCATCTTCTCGACAATGACATTTTACTCTTCAACCGACAACCGACTCTTCATAAGATGTCGATGATGGGGCATCGGGTGAAAGTTCTTCCTTACAAAACGTTTCGGATGAATGTTTTGACTACCAGACCCTATAACGCCGACTTTGATGGCGATAAACCCTCCTTATTATAAGGAGAAATCTTGTCGCCAACAGGTAGCCACCCGGATTGTTGTGATGAACACAATCTGGGATGAATGGTGTAAACATCACTATTTGTAACTATAGCGCATAGTTGCGAATAATATAACTACCTAGTAGAAAATTGATAGAATAAAATAAATTACAATTGCCAAAAATGAATGAAATACTAAACGATAATTCTCAAGTAATTGGACAAATTTACCTGATTAAAAATACAATAACCAATAAGAACTATGTTGGTCAAACACTTTCACACCGTAAAAATCATAAGAAGTATAGACCATTTGGATTCATAGGACGTTTCAAAGATCATCTTGGTGAAGCAATATGTAACACTAAAAAGAAACAGTGTACATACTTGAATAATGCCATACGCCTACACGGTAAAGACGCATTTCAAGTTGAATTGTTATTCACATGTCCCAAAGAAGAATTGGATCACTATGAAGAGAAGTACATCAAAGAATATAACACTCTTTATCCAAATGGATATAACTTAACGATTGGTGGAAAAGTATTTAAAAACATGGAAACGGATATGGAAAAACTATCTCCCAATCCTCCCAAGAAACGGGGAGGTTGCACAAGTAGAAGTGCAGAGACACGTGCCAAAATGACAGAAAGCCTCAAAGCAGTTATGGGAACCCCAGAAGCAAGAAAAGAACAAATGCTAAGGAGTCAAAAACAACACTGCAATGCAAAGGCAGCTAGATTTAAGGACGTATCTATTGATATGAATAACCTTGATCAATACATTAGAGTTCGTAGTGCAAAAGACGGTTCTAAGTTTATCAAAGTTATCATTGGGAAGATAGCAACATCGTTTACAGGTAAATATGAAACGCTTGAAGAATTAAAAGAAAAGGCAATTGAATTTATAAAAATAATCAATCATTCTGCAACACTTCCAAATTGTTCGGGAAACCCCTAAAACTTTAACTACCAAGGATACTATGAAAGTAGTAGTCTGGCTCCAGAGAAATACTGGAGGTAGGGTAATAATGTTAAAGATGAGTCACTAAGAGGAGTGACGAAATGGGCAATCCGCAGCCAAGCTTCTACGTCCGTGAGCCCCTAGGGGCTAAATGGTAGGATAGGAAGAAGGTTCAGAGACTAAATGCCAGTGGGTCACAAAAGACGGTCTAACCAACCCGATGTGGCTTAAGATATAGTCCGCCCCCTTTGGAAACTTGGGGGATTGTTCGGAGATGAACGCGCATCTGCCACAGAGCTATGAAGCCATGGTAGAATTAGAAGAAATTGCGGCGGTGCCGCACCATATTATTACAGCCCGTCACGGCAAACCGCTGATTGGTGTGTATCAAGATACACTCGTGGGATCGTATCGTCTCACGCAGCCAGGCATTGAGTTTACGCGTCGTGAATTCATGAACCTGATGATGTGGAATAAGCGATTTGACGGGACCATGCCCGTATCTCGCGCAGGAGCAGAAGGAAAACAACGGTGGACGGGTCAACAAGTGCTGGGAGCGCTAATGCCGCCGATTAACATGGAAATGGGAAACAAGTCCTATGACGGAGAAAAAGATAACAACACTTCAAACAACTATGTTAAGATTGTCCAGGGCGATATTCAGCAGGGTGTGGTGGATGGTGATATTTACATGAAGCCGTCGAAGGGAATTATCCACGTGGCCTACAATGACTGTGGTCCGAAGGACACGGTAGAATTGCTCGATGCCCTGCAGAACACGATTGAAAACTTTCTCGTCTTGAATGGGTTTAGTGTAGGAATCAGTGATTTGATTGCCGATGAGGAAACGAAGAAGGAGATTGACCGTAAAATCCAAGAGAAAAAGAAGCAGGTTGAACAAGTGATCTTGCAGGTGCATCTTGATTTGTTTGACAACAACACGGGAAAGACCAATCAACAAGAGTTCGAAGATCAGATCTTTGGGATTCTAAACCAGGCCACTTCAGATGCGGGTTCGACGGGTCAGCAATCCTTGTCGGCTGAGAATCGTCTCTTGGCCATGGTTCGTTCGGGCTCGAAGGGTGAGCCCCTGAACGTGGCACAAATGATGGCGTGTCTCGGCCAGACTGCTATTGAGGGAAAGCGTGTTCCCTATGGATTCACGGATCGCACGTTGCCGCACTACAAGAAATACGATGATAGTTCGGAAGCCCGCGGGTTTATTGAGTCGTCGTTCATTCGCGGTCTGACGCCACAACAATTCTTCTTTCACGCCATGTCGGGCCGTGAAGGGTTGATTGATACTGCTGTAAAGACAGCCGATACAGGGTACATTCAGCGCCAGCTCATCAAATCTATGGAAGATCTGACGGTTCAGCACGATGGCACCGTGCGAGATGCCAATAACAATGTGATTCAATTTCACTATGGCGAAGATGGAATTGATCCCACTAAGATTGAGACGCAGAGTTTGCCGATTGGTAAGCTCTCCAAGCAAGACATTGAAGACCAATTCGGTATGAAGCAGGTTGACTGGAGCACGGTGTTAAAAGATGGAACGATTCGCGACGCTGATGCGGAGCTCATCACGGAATATGTCAACGATCTCCTCTTTGACCAACGGATGATGGTGGAGGAAGTCTTTCAGAAGAAGTCGCTGGATTCAGGCAGTGTATTCGCACCTGTCAATTTGGCACGGTGGGTACTCAACATCAAAGTACGATGCGCCCTTAAACCAACGGAGAAAACCGACCTGACTCCTGCCATTGTTCTAAATGGTATTAAAAAGATCATTGAACGCACTCATTCGTATCATAAGATCTGGGCTGCCCTACTACGGTTTCACTTGGCTCCGCACAAGCTGATTGTAAAAGAGCGGTTTACAAAGGAGGCATTTGAACTGTTGATGGAGATTATTGTAATTACGCATATGAAATCGTGGGTTCAGCCTGGTGATCAGGTGGGTATTGTGGCCGCACAGTCAATTGGTGAACCTGCTACACAGATGACCTTAAATACGTTTCACCAAGCAGGTGTAGCTTCCAAATCAGCAGTAACTCGTGGTGTACCTCGTCTGCGGGAACTTCTCAAAGTTACGCAGAATCCGAAGGCATCCTCGCTAACGATTTATTTGAAACCCGAGTATCGCAACAACAAGGATAAAGCGCGTGAGGTAGTCCAAGATTTGGAACTTACTGTGCTACGAAATATCACGGACAAAGTGGGTATTTATTGGGACGAGAAAGATAGTACCACCATTGTCAAAGAAGATGTGGCGCTCATGAAATTCTATGATCTCTTTGAGCAAGACCTAATGTCGGCAGAGGAGATCAAGGATGTGTGGTCAAAGTGGATTCTCCGTTTAGAGTTGAATCGCGAGGAAATGTTCAATCGTAATATTTCAATTCAGGAAGTGGTGTCGGTAATCAAGACACAATTCAGCGACGACATCAATATCGTGTACAGTGATTATAATTCAGACAAGTTGGTAATGCGTATTCGCTTATCAGACAAGAAGGACAAAGACACGGCTTCGCAGCTGGATGATTTTACGAACC